GTAAGAACTTACTGAAAAGAAAAGAGTTCATTACAGAAGAGTTTGATGTTATAGAAGTATTAGAAGGTTCAGGTAACTGGGCTGGTTATGCCAAACATTTTGTTCTTACAGATGGCACTAATACATTTAAGAGTGGTGTTAGAGGTAATCAGGCAACACTCAAAGAATTACTAGAACAAGAAGTGAAACCAACGTGGGTAACTTGTAGGTATTTTGAAAGATCCCCAGATAATATACCTAGGTTCCCCGTTGTAATTGATTGGGGTGTAGGAGAACGTAATGATTGATGAAATGGAACAAGCAGCAATAGACGCTCATTGTGAGGCAATGGAAGCAGAACGTGAAGAAGAACAAGCCAGAAAAGATGGCTGGTGCATACATTGTGGAGCAGACTTAGATAAATGCACAGGCTACAAATGCTGGATAAGGTAATTTAGGGCTTGACATTTACTAAACAAGAGTGCATAATATAGAAAATAGGAGATAATATGGCTTTTATGAATTATGGTGGTTCCCTACGTTATGATATGAATGGTCGTAAACGTAAGGCATACAAGAAAAACAATCCTACAAAACGTAGAACAAAAGCTCCTGTCAGGACTATTCCTGCTAGTGAGTTAGTTAAGAAAGAACGTGCAGTCAAGTCTACTACAGAACATATACCTTCAGCGCCTATGACAAAGACAGGTGGCGGTGGCACAGGTGTTGATGTAGAATGGCAGAAAGAAAAACTTAAGATATCTTCTGGCTATACTGTAGCACCAGCATACAACAAGGGTGCCTATCAAGTTATTGGTAAGAACAATATCAAGGATATTGGTAAATAATGTTCAATCATAACTTTGTAGATTTCGATAAACTAAAAACAATCAATACTGATAATGGTAGAAGGTATGAAACACCAGACGGAAAATTATATCCGTCTGTTACAACTATTCTTGCACATAAGAATAAACCATTTATAAATGCCTGGCGTAAGCGTGTAGGTGCTAAAGAGGCTGACAAAATATCTAGGCAGTCAGCAGCTCGAGGCACATCAATACACAAGTTAGTAGAATACCGTTTATATAATGAAATGCTAAAGGAAGAGGAGGGGCGAAAAACATTGAATCCTCTCAACGAAGAAATGTATTCTGTAATGGTAGAAATGTTATCTAAAATAGATAATATACAAGGTATAGAAACTAAACTATATTCAGATCATTTAAGACTAGCTGGCCAGGCAGATTGTATTGCAGAATATGACGGACGTCTTTCTGTTATAGATTTTAAAACTTCTAAGAAACGTAAAGTAAGATCACATTGTTATAATTATTTTATGCAGTGTTCTGCTTATGCCATTATGTTTGAAGAAAGAACAGGCATACCTATAGATCAAACAGTCGTATTGATCACACAAGAGGACGATGGTCCTATGATTCATATAGAAAAACGTGATGATTTTGTTCCTCAACTATTAGAAGCACGTGATGTTTATGAGGAATATATGAAAACAAGCGCCTCGTAAGACGCTTGTTATCAGATAAATAATGTTGCTATAAGAACTCCAATAGGAATTTCCCATGGTATAAGTATAACTGCAATAGTTATTCTAGTCCATAAAGTCATTGAACTATCGCTCCAATGCTTATGCAAAAGATTGTCCATAGGCAAAATATTTCTAATTTTTCTTTTAACTCGTCCATTCATATCACCATGAGTAGAAAAGGTATGCTTATGATACCTCCTGCAACGCAAAATGTGATTGCAATGTTTTTGAGTTCTTCGGTTTCTAACTTATACATTAAAAACCTCCTATGTGTCGTGTTCCTGAAAACACTATAATAAAATAGGGTAGTAGTAACGGAGCTGCCATAATCGCTACTAATTGAATCGCATCGCAGAAGAAACAAACTCGCTCATCTTCTCTTAGTCTATCAACGTTGGTTTTCATGTGCTTCGCTACTCTACCAATAGTAGCCGTGGTCATGAAACCTCTCCTGTCTGTAATATTAATAAAATTTATTATATAACATAAACGAAATCTATGTTACACTTCTATTTATAAAAAAATATTTTTTTACAACTTTTCGTTTGGTATCCTATACCATTGAAATTAGGTTATAATGAAAGTATAATAAATAACATTATGAAAAAGAAACTAAAGTTAAGAAATCCTGTGGCGAAACATTCTCGCAACAAGACTGGTGCAGGTGCACATAAGTCCAAAAAGGATTATAACAGAAAGAAGGACAAACCTGTCCAGGAGTCTGATTTAGTTTTATAATAGTAAAGGGGGAACCATGAAACTATGGATAACATTACCATTATTATTTTTGGGTATGTATGGAACAGCACATGCAGATGAACATGAAGTTCGTTGCTTGGCTGAGAACATTTATTTTGAAGCTAGAAGTGAATCTACTGCTGGTAAAGTTGCAGTAGCTCTAGTAGTTTTAAATAGAGTAAAGGATAATAGATTTCCTAACACCATATGTGGTGTTGTAAAACAAACTAAATATTATCCTAGTGGTAGAATAGACTTACACTCCTGCCAGTTTAGCTGGTATTGTGATGGTAAGCCTGATATACCTACTGAAGATTGTTGGGAAGATATATTATTACTTGCCAACGTTCTTTTAAAATGGAAGTCAAAGGAGGACATAACAAAAGGTGCCTTGTGGTATCATAGTAAAAAGGTTAATCCAGATTGGGCTAGTCATTATGTTAAAACCTTAACAGTAGACAACCATATCTTCTATAAACCTGTTGACTAATACTTCAATAGAACCTATAATAGACTTATGCTAACAGATATGCCTAACATTATTGTAACTGGAGGTTGTGGATTTATTGGTTCACATCTCGTAGATCAATTATCTCAACAAGGATTTTTTGTAACCGTTGTAGATGATAATAGATCTGGGCAAAAGTATTTTGAAAGAGAGAATATAGAATATCATAAATGTGATGTTGTAAATTTTAATCCTCATCATTTTATGGTAGAGCCTCCTAGTGCAATATTTCATTTGGCAAATAGTCCTAGGATACGAAGAGCTTTAGAGTATCCTACAGAAACTATTGTAAACAACATAGGGACTACATGTGCTGTAGCTGACTGGGCTAGAATATTTAATTGTAAGTTATTTTATGCTACAAGTTCTAGCACACAATATTCAGAGTCACATGAAAATCCATATACATTTAGCAAGATTATGGCAGAAACATCTTTAAAATTATATAGAAGTTTATATTCTTTAGATTATGTCTTAATGTATTTTTACAATGTATATGGTCCTGGCGAGGCAGACTATGGAGAATATAGCACCGTTGTTAGGAAATTTAAAAAGGATTATTTAGAAGGCAAGCCTTTAACAATATATGGAACAGGTAAAAAAGAAAGAGACTTTACACATGTCCATGATGTTGTTCAAGGTATGTTAGAACTTATGACAGATCCTAACTTGCCTTCTGTAGCACACTTTGGAAAGGGAGACCCTAAAACAATTAGCTCTATTGCAGATTGTTTTGACTCTCCCGTTGTTCATACATTTGATCGTAAGGGAGAAGCACAACGCACCTTGTGTAGAACACCCTACATAACGTGCCCAAATGATGTTCATACTTATATTAAAAAATGGGTGCAGGAGAATAAAAATGACACCAAGAGTGGTAGTAGACAACACGATAGAGATGACTGAAAAAGTAAGTGATGTATTTCTAGTTACAAAGGAGTTTCATACTTCTACAGAGTTTTCACAGTTTATTGAAAAGTCTGCCTTCAATGCTAATACACCTTGCATGGATATGATATGTGATTATTGTATTAAGAAGGATATAGAAATAGAATCTATTAGTAAGTTTTTAACATCTAATCTAAAAGCTAAGATAAAAGAAGAAGCTTTGGATATGAATCTTTTAAAGGAAAAGCGTAAGACTGAGAAACTTATATGAAGGAACAATGGGACAAGTATTTAGAATGGTCCTATAAAGAGTTCTTTTCAGGCATTCCTGTAGGCAGTAATGTTATAGAAATAGGACCAGGGTATGGATTTCATAGTGAACTAATACAAAAAACAAAACCTGCACATCATAGAGTCGTCGAACCTGGTTTATATGAAATAGAAAGATTGGAAAATATAGGTTGTGAAGTAGTAAGTAAAAGCTATCAAGATTTTTATTTAGAAAGAAGACCAGCAGATGTTGTAGTATGTTGTGGAGTATTGTATCATATACTTGCACCTTTAGACTTGATAGAAAAGATAACTAATTTAAGTAGACCAGATAAAATTATTATATCTAATATAGATGTGAATGATGATGGTATGGCAGAATACACATATGAACATGATGTATTAGGTAGACAAAATAGAATGTTATATGAAACACCTATACAGTATTGGCAAAAACTAAAGTCAGGAACATTATCTAAAATACTAAAAAGTCAAGGTTATAAACTTACAAAACAAAAAACTACAAAAGATATCTGGGACAAATATGTATATTATTGGCAAGAATATGAACGCACTTGAAGCATATAAAATTTACTTATCTATAAAACTACACTTTCAACGTGCAACATATGATATCACAAAACATGGCATGAGAGCTAATATGCCAGCAGAAAAGTTTGAAGCCAAAACAAATATGAAACTAATATTTGGCAAACTAGCAAGGAAGTATCAGAAGAGAGAACTAATTAATATAATTGTATTTAACTTTGCTACAGGAGATAAGTTTGGAGGCTTTCCATATGACTCTGATGCTATAGAAGTTTACAAAGAAACAAAGGCAAGAAGAGAAAGATTAAGTTATAACTTTGAACAAGATTTATTAAACATTCAAACAAGAATGGAACAGGACAATATATTGGATGCTACACAAGGAGATCATCCTCTTATATTAAAGATGTTATTAGGAAAACAAATAACACTTGAAACCGTCGTTATTATGAATAGACTACTGAACTTCATAGATGATTATAGTGATGATATGATATTAGGCGACACATGTTTATTGGTATCTAAGTATTCTCCATTTGTAAAAAAGGATACCAAATCTTTGACAGATAAACATGAAAGTCTTATAAATATAATTGCTAGACAGAGGGTTCTGTCTAATACTAATAATACAACGTAATACAACGCAATACAGGAGAAATATATGTCGTTTAATACACTTTCAGACCTCAGAAAACAAAGAGGTAATTTCGACAACTTAATGAAGGAAGTCGAGAAAATCAGTAATCCCACATCTAACTTCAAACAAGGTGATGATCGGGAATGGAAACCAACAGTAGACAAAGCAGGTAACGGTTACGCCGTTATTAGATTTTTGCCTGCTCCACAGGGCGAGGATATGCCATGGGTAAGAATTTGGAATCATGGGTTCCAAGGTCCTACAGGTAAATGGTATATTGAAAACAGTCTTACAACGCTTAACAAGCCAGACCCAGTATCAGAATTAAATTCTGAACTATGGAATTCAGGTGTTGAGGCGAATAAAGAAATTGCGCGTAAGCAAAAAAGACGCCTCAATTACTATGCTAACATTTTAGTCGTAGAAGATTCTGCTAATCCAGATGCAGTAGGAAAAGTGTTCCTCTACAAGTTTGGTAAGAAAATCTTTGACAAGATTAAAGATGTTATGCAACCACAATTTGAAGATGAGACTCCAGTAAATCCTTTTGATTTCTGGGAAGGTGCTAACTTCAAACTAAAGATCAGACAAGTAGAAGGCTTTAGAAACTATGATAAAAGTGAATTTGATGCCGTAACTGCTATATCTGATGATGATGTGAAAATTGAAACTATATGGAACCAACAACATTCTTTACAAGAGAAAGTTGGCGAGGGAGAGTTCAAATCCTATGAGGAGTTGAAATCTAAACTTGATATGGTTCTTACAGGCGGTGCTAAAGTAGCAACGGCAGAACAAATTTCACAGACAACCGGTGATGCTGAAGACGATCAGTTTATGGATAAGGTGAAAGCAGTCCAAGCATCCAGCAATGGCTTAGATGATGATTCTTCTGAAGATGATACATTATCATATTTCAAGTCTTTAGCTGACGAGTAATAAAACGGTATAACGTTTTAGGAGCCAACAGAAATGTTGGCTCTTTTTTCTATAAATACGACTATGAAGAAAGATTTATTTGGCATTCCTATAGAGCATGTAACAGAAGATCCTCTGCCATTAGAACTTAGAAACAGACTTCGAGACTCTATTGTAGATATATACAAGAGTCGAGAATGGTGGTTAGAAAAAGAACCTGAAAGAGCTAAGTGGTGGAGACAATTAAGTTATTTTAATCATAAAGGACAACACACTTCTGAAACAGGAGAAGACTCTATGCGAGGTGTAGATGGTTGGGACGAAATGAAAGCCATTATTACACCACTTGCCATTAAATATTTTGAATCTATTGCACACTATCCTTATATAGAATTGTTAAAGAAACATTGGCACATATACGGATGGTGGATGGTTTGTGATGAAAAACAACATCTAAAATATCATCATCATGCACAACATTGTATTATAGGTAATTACTATGTTCAAAAAGACGAAGAACATGCGCCTATGAAGTTAAAATCCCCCTTAGATAGTTTAATTATATCCTCTACACCAGGTGTTTCTAAGATACCTTCTGAGGTTGTTTTAAACGGAAAAACAGGAGACTTATTGTTGTGGCCTGGTTGGATAGAACATGAGGTTCCTGGAACAGATACATTAATATATAGGAAAGGAGAAGCTCAGGGAGGTTATATACATAACCCAAATGATAAATACGAACGCTTAAGAGTTACTATCGTTTTATGTTTTATAGATCCTGCTTTACAGTTTGGTTACAAACTTACAGGACAAGGTGTAAACATAAAAGAAGTAGATCAGAAGAGAGAGGTTTAATGAACAGAAATAGAATATACGAGCAATTAAAAATTGATGAAGGAGTCATATATGAGGTATATACTGACCACCTTGGTTATCCTACATTCGGGGTTGGCCATCTTATCCTTGAAGGAGACGCAGAATTTCGGGCAGAGAATGGCACTCCTGTCTCAGAAGAACGTGTTAAGGAATGTTTTGAAAAGGATTTAGATATAGCAATCGATGAATGTAAGGCATTATTTAAAGAGTTTTGGGAAGGTTATCCTCCTGACTTACAAGAAGTTCTTGTGAACATGATGTTTAATTTAGGTAGACCAAGATTAGGTAAATTTAAAAAATTTATAAAAGCTATAAATGAAGCTAATTGGTCTGAGGCTGCTATTGAAATGATGGACAGTCGTTGGGCTACACAAGTAGGACCTAGAGCTACTAGGTTAAGAGATAGGGTTAGGGTATTGCCAGACTTCAGAGTAAAAATACCAGGCAAAAACGCTTAAATTACAAATCTTTTATCTTGATATCTTTGGATTGTAGAATCTGCAGATCTTAAACTACCAGGTAATACTGCAACTGCTGGAGCATCTCCTGTAGAAGCAGGTCCTTGTTGTCCTTGATTTACTACATTTACAGGAGCAGGTGCTTGAGAACTATCTGCTAATTGTGCTGTAGCAGCATCTACATCCATACTGTCCATATTAGTAGAGGCTTCAGCTACTGCATCTCCCTGTGTTCCTTCTGTAGGTTCTAAACCGGCATCTGTTAGTGCTTTATCTTTTTCTACTTTTTTCTGTTCTAAAGCATCTTCTACTTTCTTTCTATCCTCTTCACTTAGATCATCGTCATGTAATATTGCTTCTAATTGTTCTATACTAGCTTCGCCTAGTTTACTAGAGTCTATTGTAGATTTACCTATTATATTTCTATCATACAATCCTGATTCTTTGGCTTCATCTCTTGCTTTGTCCCTGGCTTTTGTTTCATCAGATTTGAACATGTCCATTACTTTACCGCCAATTTTCTTGGCACCCATTCCTAATAGTCCTACAGGAGAATATTTTAGTCCTCTCTTAAGACCTTTCATTAGTCCTGAACTTGTATCTACACCTTCATTCTTTAATGCTTTGTCAGGATCAACACCTGCATCTATAGAAGCTTGAACTCTAGCTGCTGCTTCTGGATCTGTTTCTTGTAATTTTCTAAGTTCTGCTCTGTGATCTTTACCACCAAAGAATTGTGTAGCTTTTTTGGCATCTACTAATCCAAATGTAAGTCCTGATATAGCACCACCTACACCACCAGCAATCTTTTGTCCTACAGTAGCTTTCTCATCTCCTTCTAATCCAAAAGCTTCTCCTGCATTACGAGCTCCTTTGAATCCTCCAAATAGTGCTGACCCAGCTGCTACAGCTAACCCTACACCAGGTATGGCTCTTGCTGCTGCACCTAATCCTTTAGCCAATCCTCCAGCACCTCTAGCCAGGCCTTTACCTATGCCTTTCATCATGCCTTTCTTGCCACCACCTCTACGAGCGCCTCGGCTTCCTTTCTTGCCCTTCTTGCCTTTCTTACCCATTACCTTGTTCTTGATCTTACGACCTATAAAGTCGCCTATACCAGAACCACCGCCACCTTCGTCTCCGCCTCCACCAGCGCCTTCAGATAATATATCTCTAATTTCTTCTAGGACTTCTAATTGTTCTTGTTGTAAGTTTTCAGTATCTATTCCAGATCTTTCTTTCTTAGGACCACTACCACCTCTTCCTAATTTTTTACCTAATCCTTCTACAGCTTTTACAACTTCATCTATTTTTTCAATAACTCTGTCTATATTTTCTGTATTGATACCACTTATACCTTCTCCACCTGTAGCTTCTTTTATTGCTTCTACGGCAGGCTCTGCTACTTCTTCTGTGGTTTCTGCTACTGCCTCATCTACAGCTGCTTGTGTTTCTTCTATTACAGGTGCTTTTGTAGCTTCTAATACTGTTTGTTCTACATCATCTAGTTCTCTTTTTCTCTTAGCATCTTTTTCTTCTTTTTTAAGTGTAGATATTCCTAATCCTTCTTCTCCAACTGCTGCTCTAAATCCTTCTTCTTGTGACTCTATATCAAGTCCTTGTCTTGCCTCTTCTAATGCTTTTCTTTTCTTACCTGTCTTTGTAGTTAAGAGAGATTGATCTCCAAAAAATCTTTCATTAGTGAATGCTTGTTTAAATCCTTCTCCAAATGAGGCATCTGAATCTACACCAAAGAAGTCCTTCATACCTGTTTTATTAAGAGGAATACCCATAAAGGATTTAGACTCTTCACTATACAAGTCGTCTACAGCACCTGTTACACCTGCTTTCTCGGCAAACTCATCTCCCATAGCCACTTGTGCTCTTGCACCTTTTTCTCTTACTTGTTGGTCTAGTTTTTCTTTGTCTTCTGGAGTTTTAGCTTCTGCTCTTTTTTGTAATGCTTGTTGGAAATCTCTGTAGGCATCTTTAGTTTGATCGTCTGCCTTATCCATCATTTGTTGTATTTCTCCAGCATTATCTTTTAATGCTGTAGCCATTGTTGCAGTAGCTTTAGAAGCTACAGATTGGCCTCTATCTCTTGTAGCACCTGCATATCCCATACCTTTTTTAATGTTACCAGCTAACTGGTCCATTCTATTTTCTGAGTCTTCAAATGCTATGGCGTCTGCGTATTGTCCTCCGCCTTTACCTAATCCTTTAGAAGGGTCTGACTCTTCTCTAAATTTAATATTTCCTGTTCTATCTGTTTCTGCTCTTACAAGTCCTTTACCACCTACACGAAGCTTACGCATATTCTTTTGGTTTGTAACCATTGCTTCGTCTGAGAAAAAGTCTTTAGCTGCTCCCTTTTCAAATGTTCCTGCAGTAGACTCTCGCATTTCTCCTGTAGCAGTATCTTCTATAACTTTACCTGCCTCAGACATTTTAACGTCTGTGGATATTTCTCCTTTAGGATCTTTATCTGTATCTTCTTTATCTCTGAATTGTCCTTCTGCTCTTTTTCTAGCAGCAGCCTGTTCAGGAGTCATTTGATATGCTGTTTGTTTTGTTTCTATAGGTTGATCAAAATTCTGTGGTTGTGGACCTCCTCCACCGCCTCCAGGACCTGGGCCTCCGCCACCGCCTGGACCTGGACCTGGGCCAGGACCACCGCCTCCTGGGCCTGCACCTCCTCCTCTTTGATTCATAGATTTAAGTATCTTTAATATACCTGTATTTTGTTTTTCTATGAAGTGTCTAGATTGTGCAGCTCTTTTGTTATGTTTCTTTTGACCTTGTGTATTGATTCTTAGAATATCTAGATTTTTATCTATCTTCTTAGCTGCGTCCCTTTCTCTCTTAAAGGTTACAACTTCTTTGGCGATCTGTAAATTGTTGGCAACGTTGTTTTGCTTTGCCATATCAGCAAGCTCTTTTCTTTCTCCTTTTGCTTCACTTTCTAAATCTTGTATGGCTTGCTCTAAAGCAGTATATTCTTTAGAGTCTCCTATTGCTCCTTTATCAGGATCAGGGTCCATCTTAGACATTTTGTCTAATAGTTTATCTAGATCTTTTTCGCCAAATTTGGGCATTTAATTTTCCTCTACCAACTTTCTCTTTGTTGTTTTTCTTTCTTTGCCTTCTTATCCAGATGTTCAATCAACATTGAAACATATATACTCCTTTCCCACGGCATCATATTCTCTAGTTCCGATAAAGAATATTGATGTTCTTGCATTAACAGGAAATTAGTCTTGTAATAGTTTTCAAGACTTTCCTGAGAAAGGATTAGCCGAAAAAATGTTCGTAACCATTAATTTTTATACGGTTATCCCTTTCACAATGCGCGCATGTATATTCTATTTCATGCTCAAGCACTGGCATTCTATCAAAGAAATCTCTAATTTCATTAAATGTATCTATTGGAAGATCGTTTACGAAACTGGTTACTTCTTCCTCAGTTTCGTCCTTGATGCTATATTGTTCTTCCCCATCCACAACATAATCTATACACTTAGCAACAAGTTCAGCATCATTAAGAGTTTCTACTAACTTACCTAATCTTGCTGTAGGGTATCTTAAAGATACACCCATTGTTTCTGATATCTTTACAAAATTATCTGGCCTATCTTCTAGTCCTGTAATTTTAAAGTCTTTTAAATCCATAGTGTAGTTTATAGATTTCTTACACTCTGGATTGCCACAAATTAATCTGAATTCTGTTTCAGCTCCTTGTGATTGATTTCTTATTTGTAAAAACAAATCTTGTAAATCAAACATTGGCAAATCGTAGGCATCAAAGCCTTCGTCTTGCACACAATTATTAACGACTTGGGCACATGCATCAACCATCTCCCCAAACTCGCCACCTTCACTTGCCAACATAAGGATTTTTTCTTCTTTAACTTTAAAGGGTGTAAACTTTACTTCCCTTCCGTCAGAAGCTACCTGTCCTCTTATTATTGGCGTATCTAATTTTGGTAGTGCCATAATTTTCTCCTATTATATAGTTTTATTTAGATCTACGTCTATAGCTCTAGATTTCCAGTAAGCGCTGGAAACAATTAATGTTGTCCTTGCTATACTTACTGCTCCCATAGACAAAGGAACCAAGTTAAGAACTTTAGGCGTAGCTTCCATCAACTGCCATTGTCCTCGTATATTGCCTTCTTTATCTAATTGGTTAATAAGTATTTCTCCAAACTGATCGTCGGGAAATCTTACTTGTTTAGATGTTGCATTAACACAATGCGACATCCATCTTTCAAATACATATCTAAGGTTCCAGTCTACATCAGAATAAAAAGTAATGTTTATTTCATTACCTAAAAATCCCATGTTTGTATTTCTGTAGAAAACCCAGTTTCCGTATTGTTGTTCTTTGTTAGATAATACCATACCAGGTATTTGAACTTCTTCACATAGTAAAGCACATTCGTTACTAGCTAAACCTATGTCAGTAGTAGACTGTCCAGGCATCTCTAGATCTAAAGCCTGTGGAAACTTCACATGTGCTTCAAATCTTTCTGTAAATGCCATTGGCATAGTTCTGACTTTATTGATAAAGCCTAATTGGCTACTAGATCCAAACTCTCCACTACCTAATCTCTTAGGTTGAAGCATTGTCATGGCTGCATCTCCGTTTTGATAATTACTATCAATTGCCATTAAAAGCCTCCTATTGTGTTTCTACGTTTTCTCTCTGGTCTTTCCATAGTATTTCTATAAATTTCTTGTGGACCAACACCACCTTTAAATTGTTGAACAGGTAAAAATATAGCTGACTTCCAATTAAAAGGATTTATCTCATACATCTTACCTGCCTGTTGATTTAAATATTTCTTTACAGCACCTCTCAATTCTGGAAACCTACTAAAGTTTCTTATTTGTGGCCAAGAAGATCTTAACGTTGTATCTGACTCCATCTCTGTAGCTGGCATTAGTTTATCTAATAGTTTAGCTCTTATTAGAGGTGGTAAGTAATGTAAGTTAATACCACTGAATCCTTTAGGTAGTTGATCTACCATTATAATTAAAGGAAAGTTATCATAATAAGGTAAGTCTGCTTTTGTTTTAGGGTCGTATTCAAACAAATACATTTTACCCACTTCTAATTGTGTAGCAAATTTACCTAAGTCTGATTGATACAATTCGTTAGGATTTGTAAGGTGTCTGGCATAACTACGAACTTGTTGCTGATACCAGTTCGCAGATTTGTCAACATCTCCTGCTCTCAATCTTATTTCTGTAAATGGTGTCTTATCCGCCATGTAAGTATTTATAACTAAATGCCCAACTCCTTCTCGGTTATAATCATAAATTCCATATTTTGTTTTTTACAAAAGTCTTTTGCAGACTTCCATTTGGCTTCGTTTACTCCGTATTGTGCAACCTCTTGTAGATATCTTTTTGTTTTACGTTTTTGTGTTGCTGGAGGTTTTGTAAAACGTTCTGGTTTTACTTCTACAAGATAACGTTTCTTGTTATCAACTTCTATATAGAAATCTACCATATATCTGTGAACTTTATTATCTAATGGATTACGATAAGGTATCTTTATTTCTTCTGATACCCAGCCTGTTATAGAGTCATTAAGATCACACCAATTCATAAACTTTAGTTCATAACTAGAACGATAGGTGATTTTTGTTATGTCACCCAAGTATTTCAAAGGTTTTTTAGGAATAAACCTTCCTTTGTATATTTCTTTAGCGTAAACCATATAAATAATAAAAAGATTAACTAGAGGTATTTATATGGCATTATTCGAAAGAAATCCTGAAGGCTTTAATGACGCTGTTAGTAGACAACGAGAGTCTAGGAAAAGTTTTGATGAGGCAGGAAGTTTCAAAGGCATACAAGGTATGTTATCTCAGTTTCCGCAAGAGTTATATTCGGAAAGCCAACCTAACGGAATACGTTTCTTAATAAACGCCAGAAGTAATTCTGCTGCCGCTGTAGCAGCTAAAGAAGCAGGAACACTTCCAGATCAAGGTGAATACCAAGAAAGATATACAAAAGAAAATAGAGCCAAAGCAGAACAATACGATAACGTATTGGCAGGGTCAAGTGCCTTAGCAGCTGGTATAGGAACAGCAACAGCCATTAAGTCTGGTAAAGCATTTAAGAATGCCTCAAACTTTGGTAAAACAATGATAACAGGTGGCGGAGCTATATTAGGAGCAGCGACAGGTAAAGCATTAGCAGATACAGTAACTACTGTAAGACTAGCAGATCAGATTGCTTTGTATGTTCCTCAATCTATAATTACACAATACCAAGCCAACTACGATCAAGCAGAATTAGGATTAGCAGGTTTACTTACAACAGGTAGAGGCGCTGTAAGTTCTTTCCTTTCAGGAGAAGGTGCAGAACAAATAGCAAGAGGATTGGCAGGTAGTGTAGCCAATATACCTAAAGCGGCAGGTGTCAATGCAGACTTTGGTGCAGCAATAGAAGCAACAAGTAAGAAGATTGCAAACCCATTTAAAGAACAATTATTTAAAAGTATGGGTTTCAGAAAGTTTTCTTTTAGTTATTCATTTGCTCCTAGAAATGAAGAAGAGTTTGTTCAAGTAGATAGGATTGTAAAATTATTTAAATATCATATGCACCCTACTACCTCACAAAAAGATCAGTTCTTAATTTATCCTTCAGAGTTTACAATACAGTTTGAACATCTAAATCACGAAACAAAACAGGTTGAAGAAAATATACACATGCCTAAAATATCATCAGTGGTATTAGAAGGTATGAAAGTAGTATATGGACCTGATGGTTTATTTCAAACATTCCAAGATAGTAGAGGTAAACCTACAGAAATAACAATGGAACTAAACTTTGCAGAACTAGAAACACTAACTGCCAAACGAATAGAACAGGGATTCTAATATGTATTTTAAAGCAATGCCTAAAATGGTGTATCCTTACAAGGATAAAAATAAACAAAAGATCTTTACAACTGTTCCTGATATATTTCGTAGAGTTCAATTAGATCCGTTTTTTAAAAATAGAAACGCTATGATAGATGTTTTTATAAATGACGGAGAAACACCTGAGTCCATAGCACATGATTTTTATGGCTCTACAAAAGATCATTGGATAGTATTATTGGCTAATGATATTGTAGATGTAAAAAGAGAATGGCCTTTATCAACAGAAGATGTTGTTAGATATGCTAAAGATAAATATGGTGAAAACAATATATCAGATGTCCATCATTATGTTTTAAAAACAGATAGAGATATAATTGTAGATTGGGACGCAGCTAAAGTAGCTAGTGGAGATTATGTAGAAATTACTAACTTACAATATGAAGAAGATTTGAATGATAAGAAAAGACAAATATTTATTTTACGTCCTGAAAATGTAACAGATCTAATACAACAATACAAAAAGTTGATTAAATAATGAGTAAACGTCCATGTCGGGAGTAGAACAAGAAAGTATAACAAAAGCAGAAGCTACACCTAAAAAGCCTACCCACTTCCAATTTGAACCTTTTGCTAGCTTTTGAAATGCACTTACAGGGCTTAGTTGAGTGGTCCTGCCAATTGTTAATTCTGCTAATAATATTGGAAGACCAACAATAAAAATAGGATCGGTATTTTTATCACCTACGCCTTGATAC